AATATGTATATTCAAAGACTGTTCCTATTATAAATAATGTTGCAGATAAGATGAAAAAAAATTCTTATGATGCAGTTAAATATCTACAAGGACAGATTGAATATTTAAGTGAGTTAGTTTCTTCAAAAAATCCTCCATTAGATTTGATTAAGACTGCTCAGTCAAGACTTGAAAAGTGGGAGGAAAAGAAAGAAGATTCATCACATTTTTATATTCCTACAGGATTTCAAGAATTAGATGAATTACTTGGAGGGTGGGATAGAGAAGGTGAGTTAGCAGTTATTCTTATGAGAACAAGTCAAGGAAAATCTTGGTTATTGCAAAACTCTCTCATACACGCTTGGAAAATAGGAAAAAGAGTTGGTATGTATGAACCGGAGATGTCAAGCATAAAAACAGGTTATAGATTTGATACATTATATGGTCACTTTTCAAATTCTGCTATAAATAAAGGTGAAGATGCTCCGGGTTATGAATCATACATTGACGAATTAAAAAATAAAGACAACCCCTTTTATTTGATTCCTTCAACAGAACATTTAGATGTCCCGGGCATAAAGAAGTTTATACAAGATAATAAGATTGAAATAATGGGTATAGATGGCATATCTTATTTATCTGATTATAGGGCTTCAAGGTATGATAGTTTATCTACTTCTCTTACACACATAGCAGAGGATTTGATGGCTATTTCAATTGAATTAAAAGTGCCAATATTGACAGTGGTTCAGTCAAATAGAGGAGACGAAAGAGGTAGAGTTGCAAATAAGTTTCCTGATTTATTTAATGTAAGAGATAGTGATGGAATATCTTATAATTCAACATTGGTTATTTCAGGTTATCATGAAAATAATACGATGCACTTAAAAATCACAAAATCAAGAGGAAGTGAAGATAATAAGACAATTGTTTATTATTGGAATATTGATAAAGGTGAATTTAGATATGTCCCAGATAATCAAAGTGACGAAGAAGATGAAAATACAATAGAAGATGTAAGAAGAGAATATGAAGACGAGGAGGATACTTCTGATGTCTTTTAATGGAGAAGCAATTATACAAAAACTTGAACACGAATGTAGAATTCGAGGAAATAAATATCTTCTTAAGGTAAATTATAATAATGAAAATAATATTATGATTTCCTGTCCTTTTCATTCCAACGGACAAGAACGAAGACCTTCTTGTGGAATAAGAAAAGATCAAAATGTAGGTCATTGTTTTACTTGCGGATGGAAGGGTGGAATAGAATCAGTTATTTCCAAAACACTCGATTTTACAGATAGTGAAACAAAACAGTGGTTGAATAATAATTTTGGTATAACTGATTTATGGAGTAGACAAAAACAAGAAGAAAAATCTGATGAGTTTGTTCCTCTTAAAAGGAAAAAATCAAATATTTCTTTTGAATATCCAGGATTTACAGATGAAGAACTTTCATCATATTCATATTTTCATCCTTATATGTATGAGAGAGGATTAAATGATTTTGTTATAAATAGTTGTGATATAGGATATGACAGTAATTCAGATTCTATAACTTTTCCTGTTTACACATTGAATGGAAATCCGGCATTTATTGCAAGAAGATCTGTCAAAACAAAGTTTTTTAATTATCCTTCTGGAGTTAAGAAACCTTTGTATTTAGGTGAAAAAGTGCAACAAGGATGTGAAGAATTATGGGTATGCGAATCTTGCCTTGATGCCCTTATTGTCGTTAAAAATAAAATTCCCGCGGTTGCACTTATGGGATTAGGATCCAAAAATCAGATAAGTGATCTCGTAAGTCTCCGATGTAAGAATTATGTGCTTGCACTTGATAATGATAGTTCAGGTAAAAAAGCGATGGATAATCTGTATAATAACTTGAAAAATATAGGAGTTGTTCAGAAAGTAATATTGCCTGAAGGATATAAAGATATAAATGATTGTAAGGATTGTTTTTTACAAATAAGAAAATCTTTTTACTAAAAACTATTGCAATAAGATTATAGGAGTGTTATAATGTATATAGTAAATGGAACGGAACAAATTATTGAAAAGGAAACAGGAATAGAATATCAAGTATCAGGTCCTATTTCTGGAATGTATCTTGTAAAAGGAGCAGGGCAAACAAAACTTGTCACTCCTTCGCAATTAAGAAGACAATATGTATTTCATGATAAACCCGTTGCTATATACAATTCAAAAACAGATGGAAATGGGTGTGGATTTTTAATAAGAAAAAAGTTTATTGAAGAATTAAAGAAAATAGATAGTAGAGTAGAAATACTTTATGAAGGCGATACAAAAACTGATTATTATAGATATCCGGGTGGAACATATTTTATGATGACAACTTGGAGTAAACCAAGTTTTTGGATATATGTAAAACCCGAAGATATTTCTCCTTCACGAAAAAGATACATAACAAGGAGAATGGGAACAGAAGGTCCAAGTAGGTGCTTGACTGCACAATTTAGGATCACTGAAATAACTTCGGATACACTCGCACTTATGCGTGGTATCATAATAGATGCAGTCTTTGTAAACAAAGACATAGTTAAAAGTTAAGAGCCAAAAGGAGGGCAAAAACAATGAGTAGAGTAAGTGTAGAAGATCTTGAGCAGATTGAGGGGACTAATTTGGATTGGTTTCAGCTCAAAAATGATGGAGACACGGCAAAGGTACAGTTTATTATGGACAAGTATGAGGACATTCAGGTATTTATGGCACACAAAGTAAAACCTGAAGGAGCACAGTATGATATGAAAGTTGATTGTCTTCGTTCTTATGATGATCCGTTGGATAAGTGTCCGTTGTGTGAGGCTGGATTAAAAACATCTGCAATTAAGTTTATTGGTTTGTATGATGTGAATGACAAGAAGGTAAAACTTTGGGAAAGAGGATCCAGATTTATTAAATCTCTTAAACCTTATTGTGAGAGATATAATCCACTTCGTAACAAAGTTTTCGATATTCAGCGTAATGGAGCGGCAGGAAGTAGAGATACAACTTATCAGATTTTTCCTCTTGATGATACTCCTGATGACATCTCACAGTTGACTTTTGATGCACTTGGGGTTGGAGTTCGTTCTTGGACGGCAGAAGAAATGAAGGAGTATTTGAAAACAGGAAAAGCACCTGGTTCTGATACTTCTTCAAATGATGATGTCCAGCCAGCAAGAAGAGAAAGAAATGTGAATGTTGAAAATTCGGATTATAAGGAGATCTTTTGATGAGTCTTGGATTAGTTAATCCGAGTACAATACAGAGAGATGCGGATGCCATAAAAAAGGCAAAACAATTAAAGGCATCCGCAACTATTTCTGACTTTTCAAGTATTCGGAATAAATTAAAAAATCATCTTGGTGAATATGATACAATAACTGATTTTGAAACTTTTCATTCATATATCGATACTGTTATTGATTTTGGTTATTGTGCAATAGATACAGAAACAACAGGGTTGGATTGTATTCAAGATTCTATTGTAGGATTTTCAATGTATCATCCGTTTGCAAAGGCTTGTTATATCCCGATTAATCATATTTCAAATATAACATTTCTTCCTATTGATAATCAGATGCCTATTTCAGTTGTGTTAAAAGAATTGCAGAGAGCGGAAGATGCTGGTGTAAAGTGGATTTATCATAACTATGTATTTGATCGCAGAGTTATCAAGTGGCAGATAGGGGTAACATTATCAGGATATTGGGATACGCAAAAAGCGTGGAGATATCTTAATGAAAATGAATCGTCTAAATTAAAAGTATTAAATCAAAAATATTTGAATTCTGAAGATGAGGAAGCATTGACTTTTGAATCTCTTTTTGATGGAATTACTTTTGATAAAGTTCCTATTGATATAGCCACTTTGTATGCGGCAGGTGATCCAAAGAAGACTTGGGATTTGTATAAGTACGAATTGGAGATATTTAGTAGAAATGAAACTTTACAACATCTACAAGAGTTATTTTTGAAAATAGAAATGCCCGTTCAGGTTGCTATTGCAGATATGATTGACAAAGGAGTTTATTTTGATTTTGATGAATGCTCTCGGTTGTCAAAAATATGGGAGAAAGAAATTGCTGAAAAACAGAATATTGTGAATTCTATTGTTGAAAAAGATAGTGGAAAAATATTGTCGTATATTCAGCAACATCCGACAACTCCTATAAAATATCCTTTGAATGTAAGT